ACCGTGCAGCAGCCGCCGCTTTTTCCGTACACTTTAATTTAAAATGAAATTGAAATTGATTGGAACTTTACTTTAGATGTGGCCAATGATATAACACGTGGTGGGTCATTTTAGACGCTTTTATCCTTATGACATAAGTTTCAATTTCATTTGAACTTTATAGCGCTATAAATTTAAATTTGAATGAATTTCAAGTACTGTCAGTGTTATAGTTCGAAAAGATGATGAAACGTGAGGCCCCATGGCGTACGAATGCTGGGACCTCCAAGGTACGTCGCGCTTTAAATTTCTCCCCTCGTAGTGGATTGGGCCCAAAAGCGTCTGCTTGGGTTAATCGGCCCATGTATAGAAAGCCCAGGATTTATCGAACGTATAGATCACCTGATGTTCCAAAGGGCTGTGAAGGCCCTTGTAAGGTACAGTCATTTGAACAGCGTCACGACATTTCTCATGTCGGCAAGGTCATGTGTATATCCGATGTCACACGTGGTAATGGTATCACGCATCGTGTTGGTAAACGTTTTTGTATTAAGTCTGTTTATATCCTAGGTAAAGTATGGATGGACGATAATATTAAACTTAAGAACCACACTAACAGTGTTATGTTCTGGTTAGTTAGGGATAGGAGACCGTATGGTACTCCCATGGATTTTGGACAGGTTTTTAACATGTATGATAACGAGCCGAGTACCGCTACTATCAAGAACGATCTCCGTGATCGTTACCAGGTTTTGCATAGGTTTGCGTCGAAGGTTACTGGTGGACAGTATGCTAGCAACGAACAGTCTCTTGTGAGACGATTCTGGAAGGTGAACAACCATGTGGTGTACAACCATCAAGAAGCTGCTAAGTACGATAATCACACTGAGAATGCATTATTATTGTATATGGCATGTACTCATGCCTCTAATCCTGTGTATGCTACTTTAAAGATACGGATCTATTTCTATGATTCGATATCAAATTAATAAATATTGAATTTTATTATATGATTTTCTTCTTCAACATGTACATATACGAGCGTATCAGCAGCATGTGCAATCGCTCTAATTACATTGTTTATGCCAATGGCACCTAAATCATCTAAGTAACGTCTAATTCGGGAAGAAAATACTTGAAAGAAACTCGAAATCCTCCATCTGGAGGTCGTCCGAACCCTGAAATTCAGGTAGCACTTGTGGAGCTGAAGTGCTTTCCTCAGGTTGTGGTTGAATCTTATCTGCAGCAATAGTAGGTGTCTCGCACCTAGATCTGTGACAGATATTATCTTGAAATAGAGGGGATTTGGAACCCTCCAAGTAAAAACGGAACTCTCTGCCTGATATGCAGTGATGGGATCCCCTGTGCGTAAATCCATCGTCTCTGCAGTGGATGCTCACATATATGGAGCAACCGCATTCCAGGTCAATTCGTCTCCGACGAATTACTTTCTTCGAGTGCCGATGTCGATTCTTGATTTGTGGTATTAAAGAATGGCTCTTCGATGGTGACGTAGATGACGTTTTTTTTGGCCCAGTCATTGATTGCTTTGTTCTTTTCCTCTTCGAAGAACTCCTTATATGATGAAGTAGGCCCAGGATTGCAGAGGAAGATTGTTGGAATCCCTCCATTTATTTGAATTGGTTTGCCGTACTTGCAGTTGGACTGCCAGTCTCTCTGGGCCCCCATAAATTCCTTCATATGCTTTAGATAGTGCGGGTCGACATCATCAATGACGTTGTACCAGGCCTCATTTGAATACACTTTTGGGCTTAGATCAAGATGTCCACAAAGATAATTGTGACGACCCAAACTTCTGGCCCATAATGTTTTCCCTGTCCTAGATGGACCTTCAATGATAATAGATATCGGCCTAAAGGGCCGCGCAGCGGCATCCATTATATTATCGTTAACCCACTGATTAATAACAGCAGGAACGTTATTAAACGATGATAGTGGGAACGGTGGCTCAAAAACATTAACTGGAGGAGCAAAGATCCTCTCCAAATTTTGATTAAGATTATGAAATTGTAATACATAATCCTTTGGAACTAACTCCTTAATGATATTAAGAGCCTCGTCCTTACTTCCGCTGTTAAGCGCCTTTGCATAAGCCTCATTAACTGTCTGTTGACCGCCTCTCGCCGATCTTCCGTCCACCTGGAAAGTGCCCCATTCGCAGAACACTCCATCTTTTTCGATATATGATTTGGCGTCGGAGGAGGAGCGCGCAGTTTCAATGTGACAGTGGAATTGACGTGAGTTCTGTGGATGGGAGAGGTCGAATAATCGACAATTTGTGCAGATGAATTTTTTCTGGAATTGAACCAAGGCATGCAGGTGAGGCGACCCATCTTGATGTTTTTCCTCACAGACTCTAATATAAACGATGTTGGTTGGAAGGGTTAATGCTTGTATTTGGTCTAAGGCTGACTCTTTAGTAACTGGGCATTTTGGCCACGTGAGGAAAAAAGAAACGCCTTGTTTCTTAAAACGACCGCTCATCTTGCGTTTTAAATCGGGGACAATCAAAGTCTCTGATATCCGATATATCGGGGACAATATATAGGTCTCCCAATATTTGTACTAAGAGCGTGCAGAGCCTTTTTATACGGACGCGAAGGGCATTATAGTCATTTCCCTTAGTAATTCAGCGTGTTTTTTGGGTTCCAATCCGCTGCTGCACGCTCCTATTATT